ACGGTTGCTATTACCGTGAATTGTATTGCTCTGGCCTCCGACGATAACCGAACTACCCCCTTTAGCTATGTTGTTAAAACCTCCACCTATAAATATACCATTTGCTCCAGTGGCTTTGTTTTCATGACCTCCAGCAATTACTGAATAGTCAGAATCTAAAACATCATTATTGTAACCGCCTACACTAGAAGAATATTCAGAATCGATAACATCTATGCCAGATCCACCTCCTATAAAGGCATAGTCGCACCCTAAAATGTTATTCGACGCGCCACCTGCAATTACATCGTAATCACCACTAACAACATGGCCCGAACCGCCCATGATGGCCGAACCAGTAGACTTAACTGCACTACCATAAGATGATATAATAGCTTTATGGCTAGTGTATATAGAATAACCGTTGTGATTGATATACGTAGACATTGTTGTCCCTACGCCTACTTTTTGGAAAAGGGCTTTTCCTGATACAACTATATTATAGTCACTACTAGCTGATGTCCCTATACCTACATGATTGTTTGTGCTATCAATGGTTATCGCATCTTTTGCTAGTGTCGTATTATAAATACGGAAATCATCTTGATTAGTACTGCCAGCAGCTTGGCTCTCTATTTCCCATGTCGTAGTATTCCCTTGTAATTGTATTGTAGAACTTGAGCTTCCAAATCCCGATATATTTAAGCCCTCAACAGAGATATCTCTATTTGTCGTATTTCCATTATCGGTGACTTCTTGCAATGTATCTGCTGTACCGACTTGTGTATCTACATAGCCTTTTGATGCTGCGTCTGTTGTAGCTGAAGGCGTTAGAGGTATTGTCAGTTGGTCTGCGAACTGGCTAGTCCCGTTTACATATAATTTTTCAGTTGCACCGTAAGTGCCTATACCTACATTTCCATTGGCAGAGACAGCTACATGACTGTCGGTAAAGTTATCCGAAGCATTTAATTTTAACGCCGACGAGCTATGGTCCCACCCGACTTTAGCTTTAGTGGTAGAATCAGAAAAAGCGATAGATTTATCATGAGTCGTTCCTCCTTTTATCTCTATTTCTACATCATCTACAGTTTCGACTAGTAATGGAGCGCCAGATTCTTTATATATGTGAAGTTTTTCATTTGGAACCGCTGTTCCTACGCCGACATTACCAGCGGAAATATGATTGTCTGTCCCGTCAGTATAGAAAGCTATTTTTTCTATACCAGCATCATACATGTGCAATCTTGCTCCATCAGTTGATTTTTCAGCAATTCTTACAATCGCATCCGTATTACCGTTTGCTTGTATTGTCAAAGCAGAGTCAGCTGCGCTAGTACTATTTGACTTTATAGTCAAAGGCGATGGAGGGATAGTCGTTCCTACGCCGACCCTGCCATCGACTACTACATTCGAAGATTCGGTATTATTATCTTGGCCTCCAAATCTCCAGCCTTCGGAGGTGGTATGCTCATACTCAGCTCCTGTATAAGCTGGATCTGTTGTCGTGGGTGTTATAGTTTCACCTGCTTGAGGGAACACAAAGACTTCGACTGAAGTGGTGGTATTACCATTATGCTTAAGTTCAATAGAGTAATCTTCGTTGTCATCGCTAGTAATTCTTATTGTAGCCTCTGTATAATCACCATTTGCAGATCTGATATGTATATCTTGAGAATGATTTACTATTATTTCGAAGGAACCAGCTATTACTACAGAGTTGCTGGTCCCTGTAATTGTCATATTGACAATTGAAGCAAGTCTATCTCCTGCAACAGTGCAAAGCATTGTGTATGTAGAAGAATTTATACCTGATCTTGTGAAACTGACTGCCCCTGATGTCGTGCTATCTACATAGCCTTTCGATGCTGCATCTGTTGTAGCTGAAGGTGTCAGAGGTATTGTTACTTGCCCTGTAAACTTGCCAGCCCCTACAACATCTAACGCGACTGTCGGCGCGGTAGATGTTCCGATACTAACGCTATTGGTCGTTGTGTTTCCGCCATTATCTGTTACTTGTTGTAATGATTCTTCCCAACCATTGTCTAAATTAGTCGAGTCTTGTCGAGTGACTCTTAAAGTCCTTTGTGTCCCTGTCTTTGTTACCGATACGCCTGATACACTATGATCATAACCAGTGTTCCATTCGGTAGAAGTACCACCTGCTGCTGTTATAGTAGCCCCAACAACTAAATTTTGAGTACTATCGTAAGTAAAACTGCTATCACTTGTCAAGCCGCTTGTGCTATCCCATATAGGGACTCTCGTATTTGCTCCAGAACCTGTTACTGTTCCTAAATTATTCGTCTTGTTGTTAAACGTATTCCAATCTGCACTTGTTAAAGCTCCTTTCGTAGATGCATCAGCAGTAGTAATAGATATAGTAGGAGTCGTTCCTACTGTGACCTCTATAGGGGCTGCCCCTCCTACAGAAGTGACTCCAGAAGAGGACGTTCCTCCAATAGCTGATAAAAACTGTGAGGCAGATAATAAGTCTACCGTTTCATCAGCGTTTATTCTTGTATAAGATGGGACTGTGACAGTTGGAAGAGTAAAATAGTTACTCCCGATAGTAGTAGCCCCTAAAGACGTTCGGCCTGTAGCGGCTATTAGATTTGACGAACCCCCGTCCCATTTTAAATTGTTACTGTAAGCAGTATCCCAATGACCTACTTTTACATTTGTGATGGTGTTGCTGCCACCTTCGAGAGTTACAGTCCCTCCGACCGCTAGATCGGTTCCATCAAAAGTCAAATTTGTATTTGAAGTTAAGCCGCTTGCGCCATTTGCATATGGGACTTGACCTGATGTAAAACCTGTTGTTGTTACATTACCGACTTGGGTGTTATCTATCTTCTGCCAAGCATCTGTCGCTTGATCAGAGAATACAGCCCAATCTCCTATGGCCCAATCTGTGATGCCGTCTAGGTTAGTAGACCCTGCTACAGATACTATATAATAGTTACCTACCGTCCCTGATCCACTCGATAATGCTGGAGAGTTCGTATTTGCGTCCCAAGTGCCGATATATTTTAATACACCAGTTGTAGCTGTATTAATAGCTGTTTGTATTTGCGCCCCAGTCGCTAAATTAGAAGAGCTGAGGCTTACTGCACCCGTATTTGGTGTAAGAGTACGATCAATTGCGTCACCTCCTACTGTTAGCGTGTTTGTATCGCCAGTGCTAATAGTATTTACTTGACCAGTGTCCCCTGTCAATACTTCGGTAATTCGACCGTATGCATCAAGCTCTATAGTATCTATTTTAGTACTACCAGAAGCTGATCCGTATGATCCAGCACCTTTACCACCAGTAGCCATGCTGATAGTGATAGTTTTATTATCGCTTTGGTTGGTTGTAAAATCGCCACCCGCAGTTAAGTTAGTACCTGCTGATATTGTTATGGTGGAATTGTTTACTGTTGGAACACTAGCTATAGTAATGTAACTTGAGTCATTAGTCCATTGTGATATGTCGCCACTTTTATTAGAAAACGTTTGAGTATTTGTCGCAGTTGTGGTCCCAGGAGTGAACCCTAAAGCATTAGTAACATTAAGGGATGTTAAAACAAGAGTCCCTCCTAAAGTCAAATTGCCTGTAGCTGTTATTGTCCCTGTCAATGTTAATCCACTGACCGTCCCTGTGCCTCCTACGGAAGTGACTCCAGAAGATGAACTTGTCCCTGCGCCGATCAAAGTTCTAATTTCTTCTCCCGTTACTCCAATTGCTAATGTGGGTGTCCCTCCACCAGAAAATATTCCTGGTTCAGCAAATGATGTATACCCCTCTCCGTTAGTTATATCGCTATTACTGATTGAAAAAGTCACATCAGTCAGCCCTTCTCTTACTAATGTAACAGTCCCGCCACTAACACTACCAGATTTGACATAGTTATTAGAACCTGAGTCGTCTGACCACTGAGCAGTTAAAGAACTACCACCTTGTTGTGTTAATGTTATCGTTTTCGTCGCCGCTCCTGCGACGCTCAGGCCCGTTATGCTATCACTATAAGCAGTATCCCAGTAACCTACTTTTGTATCTGTAATAGTGTTGCTACCACCAAGAGTCACTATCCCGTCGTCTCTAACCGAAAGAAGCGCGGTATTAGCGCTATTTTTGATTTTTAAAGCGTAATCGCTCGATCCTGAGCTTGATGATTTCAGATCTAACCTAGCCGTTGGCGTGTTAGATGTTCCGATACTAATGCTATTGGTCGTCGTTTCTCCATTATCGGTGACTTCTTGTAATGTATCATATGATCCAACTTGTGTATCGACATATCCTTTCGATGCTGCATCGGTATCTTCTATAGGGGTTTGGGGTATTGTAACTTGGCCTACAAACTCACCAGATCCTGCAACATGTAATTCGCCACTGACGTTTAAATTGCCGCCATTAGCTTCATCTCCATCTAATCCCCCTCCGATAGTAAAGTCTCCGACTAATGATTGGTCTCCTTGGTTATAAAGATTTAAATCTGGGCCTTCGTCGTTAGGTTCGAGAGTATATGGCCCTATAGTTAATAGCTCTGGCTCGAACCCGACTTCACTGTCTGCTAATAATTTAAAAAAGAGAGGAGTTGCTTCTTGTATACCATCATTAGCAGTGAGTCTAATGCGCTGTCCTTCTTGAATTGAATTTAATGGATAATTACTTACTAGGCTACTCCTGTTTGTCGCAAAATCTCCAGATGTCCCATTCCATATAGTAAGATCACCTAGATTAGTAAAGTTCGGACTCTCATTAAAACCCAACGTTAATTCTATGAATCCAGTAGACCCAGATGTGTTGATAGGTTGGTTGTTAAAATACTTAATCGCATCAGCTCTATCAGCGGCGGAAGTTATGCTCCCAGTGTCTGGTGGAAAATGATTAGTAAGGTTTTCATTTCTGGAGGTTTCTCCAGAAGATTGGACTATTACTTGATCGAAAGTCGCCGTGTTAGCGTAAAGGTAAAACTCTCCAGTGGATATACCTCCATCTGCATTTACAATTTCATTTCTTATTCCAAAATTCCTATTATAAGAGCCGAAGACATCTATGTTTTGGGAGCGAGAGAAAGTGAAGGTTGAATCTCCATTCGTTCTGTAGCTAGGAAATACTACATTAGCATCAGAATCTAAAATGCTAATTATTTGTTTTTCAATAAAAGGGTCAGCTGCTATTTGAGACGAAGAAGTCAGTAGTTCTCCATTTCTGTTTAAGATGTTAAACTGCAAAGATACATCGCTTCCATTTTTATATACCCCACTACCTGTTATCACCTTATTCAGGTCATCGAGATCTGCGTTATAAACACTGTCGAATTCATAAATGCTACGAGTAGTGAAACTCCCTTCGTAGTATCCACTTGTAGTAATATCGCCAGCGGTAGTTCCGATACCTATTTTGGTCGGCGCTGAATTAGTGCCTCCTATATAAGTGGCATAAAAAGCTGCGCCATATTCTTGACCTTTTTTTGTATAGTATACATCGGTAGAGCCTACTTCAACGTAAGGGCCGTCCTCTGATCTTAAATCTCCGATAGGGGTCGCACCGCCAATAACAGTGGCTGCGCCAGTATAAAGATTGGGATAAGCCGCTCCTATAGATGCGGGTAAAGAGCTAGAGCCTTCTAGAATTGCGCTTACAAAATTGACACTAGTCCATGCAGAAGCAATCGCAGCTGCATTCAAATAACCCCCCGCCCCTGTAGCTCCAGTTGCGAATTCTCTCGCTTCTTTTGCGTATGCAAAGGCTGCTCCAGTTCTGGGAGTCTTTAATACTGTATAGCCCGTGTAGTTCATTATAGAATGGTAATGTTATTTAAAAATGATTTCGAGTAGACGAGTAATTCGTCGTAGACGATAAATATCCCTGTATTTATATACGCAGAATCATAGTATGCATTTCCGCCGCAGCTTCTTCCCATGTTCCCTAATGCATTTACACCTACATTGAAGACTCCTACTTGATTTAATCCAGAAAGACTTATGCTAGTATCTGTGGTGGTAGTATCTACTATTTGACCATTTGGCATAGCGAGTCTCACTCCGTAGCCAGTTGCATATGTTACAGTGGTCCAATTTCCTGTTATATTGAAGGTTTGATCTGCAGCGTTAGGTATCCCAGTCGTTACATTGCCTACAAACGCAGGGGGATCTAAAGTCGTATACGTCACTCCGTTAATTGTTTGAGCGACTTCATAACTATAAGTATTAGCTTTGTTTTCTATACTGACATTTTTATCAATCAAATTAAATTTTCCAGTATCGTATTTTGTGGCGGACACAAGATATTCATTTGGGTTTTCTTCTTTCATAGAGATAACTTTATAAAAGAAAGGGCTAGCGTTCTTAATCTGGAATCGTGCTGCGCTGCCTAACTTAATAGATTTCAAAAGCTCTGGTTTATTAAAACCTGAGAGGGAACATCCATAGTCTAGATTAGTTACGATGCCAGTTACGTCAATATCAATTATTTGTTCAGGCGCTATCCCAGATAGTTCTGAATTAGTTATACCCCTAGTGTAATTTCTAAAACTACTTAAATCAAAACCAGAAAATGCTATAGCTGTCCCCCTTTTATCACCAGCGGAGGCAGTCATATCTAAAGGGGCTATCTTGCCAGTATTAAATTGAGTGAGCGTTTGAGCGCCTGTTAGTTCAGCAATAAAATCTCCAGAGTATAGAGATTGAGCGTTTCCAGAGCCTAAGACCCAACCTGTCACACCTGTTTCAAAGTAAACTAATGTCCCAGAGACTCCTGTGTAAGAAGCGTACTCGGAATATCTAGTTTCTCCTGCGTCGAATCCAGTGACTTGATCGTAACCATCTGTGTAGTTTGAAAAACTATACTCTCCAGTAAAACGCTTCCACGAATCTTGTGGTGCTACCCCAGTGATAGTAAAACCATCATATCTTTGCCTATTTTGATTTGCTGTAATATTTAATTCATCGATTCCATCAATGCCAGTAGGATTATAAATAGTTAAGACTCCAGTCGTCATTAAAGAAGAGGAGGTGTTACTAAGTCTAATTGTTTCGTCCTCTAAATTAACATCTAAAATTTTGCCAAAATTAGTTATATTGGTTTTTAATTCGTCTTCTATTATAACTAAATCTCCAGGTTTACACAAGAGGGTTTCTAAACCTGCGGTGAAAGCCACTTGTTGGTTTTCTCTTATTTTAGAAAAAATTTGATGTTGAGCAGCTCTACGAGCCATAGCCCTAGAGGTTATTCCTATACCTTCTATGCGTTTCTTAAAAATACCACGCTCTTTTATGTCTTCTTCATCTTCGACGACTTCTATTTTAGGCTCGTAGTTATTAAATCTATCTCTATATCCTATTTCTATAGTATTAAATTGTTCGTCTCTCCTGTTGTTAGAGTAGTAAAACAAACCATCTTTGACGCTTTCATTAGTAAATAAATTAATCGCTCTTCTAGGTCTGTCATCTACAAAATTAATTTCGGAATTGCTAAAGAAAGTTCTGCCTCTGAAGAGGGCAGCAATAGTATTTATAGCGTCAAATATTTTCTGACCTTGGTCGAAGACGATATTGCAAGAGAAACGAGGTTCTTTACCTCCCCTCCCATCTGTCACTCCTAAGAAATAACCTTCGTTATCTACATTATCACAAAATCTACCTATTTTATAGAGTTGCCATTTATTTATTTGGTCAATATTAATATGAGAACCCATACCATATCTGACATTAGTCAATAGATCATACAGTATCCATGCAGGGTTATCTGTCCATTGTAGAGTATTATGGAATGAACCATTCCAATCTCCTTTGTAAATTAATTTGTCTTTTTGGCTAGCATTATCGAATTCTTCTTGGGTATCGTAATACCTTTTATCTATGCCTTTATTAGTGGGGAAATAATTGTTGGGTACTTTTACTTTTTTTAACTTACAATCATAGCTTCTCTTAGGGATACTACCGAAAGATCTAGAATCTAATTTAGTACCTACTATAGCAGAGAATGGGTAGGGAAGATCTGCATTTATAATTTCTGTAACCTTAGTAACTGAGGCGACTTTACTTAATAGAACAGAATTGGTTTCATAAGAGAGCTTTGTTATTTTTACGTATCTATTCTGGGTCTGCATTTCATCAAGAGCGCCAGCTTCGATGCCTTGTTCGCCATCAGATGTGAGGATTCTTTTCTCTTGGGTCTCGTTGGGCGGTAACTGAAAAGGTTGAGAAAGATAATTCAGATTATCATCTGTACTATTCAGCCCTACGACAAACTCTCGACCGCTAGACCCTTTATAATCAGGGTTACCAATATCTAATAAAGTATTTCCTTCTATCAAAGCAACTATTCTATAGTTATATTCTCTGAATTGTATTTGGCCTTCGGAGCTATCTTTCTTTTTCCCGATAGATCCAGTCTCCACTCTTATGTTTAATACAGCAGGGTAATTTGTTCCTATACTTAAGTCTTTATTGTCTTGTTTTCTACCATCTCTGACATTTTTCACTTCTTTGACAAGGGTATCTTTTAGAGAAGAGATGTCTAAAGTCACAAAAGCTTCTTCTACATTAGGGTTATAGACTATATGTAAAACTGAAATTGGTTCTTCATCAAAATTAGCTAGAGAATTTTCTCCCCAAGTTGAATAATTACGAGATTTGTCTGTAGCGTCGATTCTTTGATCATCGCTTCCTTCGTGAATAGGAAGATCAGTTTCAGCTAATTCTAAGTTGAAGTTATCGGCTGACGCTCCAAGTACAGCGCTCCTTGATAGCATAGAGGTGTTAGGTGAGATACGTTGTGGGGCATTTATGGGTTTATCTGAGATATCTGAGTCATTATCGAATGCAGCTGTCCCAAATGGGCCGAATAGTTCCCTACCATATGGATGATCAATAAAAATCTTTTTAAAATTATTAAAAGGAGGTTGCACCTCTTCGCCTTTACGGAATTCGGCTAAAACATTATTGTAATTAAATTTTAACCCATTTGTCGCAATAGTATTAAATCTAGGGTCTAAAGGTATTGTTGTAGAGGTCGATCCATTGTCGCTTATTTTTGCATATTTAAAAGAACTCAAATCTTTTAACGCATCTATAATTTCTTGGGGAATTTTAAACGTGTGGTTTTTTCCATAAAAAAGAGTCTCGCCACCACGAACAGTATTGACAAAATTCTCATCAGTATTATTTTCTATAGGGAATTCAAAAATCAAGAATCCATGCATGACTCCAGTTAAAACCCCTTCGCTTGAGATTTCAGGGCAAGTTACATCAGTTACTTTTATGCCCACATGCTGCATATAAGCTATAAGATTAGAGCTGTGTCGAGACCCAAAAGGTAAAGTCCCCATATTCATTAAAGAATCTCCATCTAATATTTGTTTATCCAAATTATTATTTGTAGAGCTTACTCTACATATAACTACTCCTCCTGATTCTACGTTTAGCCAATTAGATAAAAGATTGTTTACATCTCCTTCTTCCCAGTCCATTGCCTTTAAAGCTCGTGATGCTAATTGTCTTTGTAGTCTGTTCCCAGTGACTGTATTATTATTTGTATTATATAAATTTAAAATATTATTGAGATCTGGAAGTGTTAAACCACTAAGGACTGTTGTGTTATTAGAAAATATCTGCGAGTTTTCTCTCAGGAGGCTTTGAGGTCGAGCGAACCGACCGCTATTATTCTCTGCATAATAATTTATAGTTGGATTAAAAGCAAATAAGAATTTGGAGGAGGTCAGTGTAGAATCTCCCCATATTAAACTACCATTTTGGACAGTTCCTTTTGGTTGAGCGTTATTCCTATAAGCTGGGTTTGTCTCATTAACAGATGGCATCAGTTCTCCATCCAAATACGGCAAGAATGTTTTAGCGCCATCTATGCCTCTGTATTTAATAAACCCTCTGATGGAAAGGGCGTATTGAGAAATTAGAGATGGTAAAACAGGCGGTCCCGTGAAAGTGGACCCCCCCATAACAAAGGCTCCGAGGTTTGAGGTGGTGATGTCATTGGTTTTTGTCCTTAAGAACATCATACTGGCATCGGGCCAACCTTCAGATTCAAAAATATCTATTTCGCCAGCAACGGCAGAGTTTAAAGCTGTTATCCTGCCACCCGCACTTCTATTAGTAACTTCTTCTAATTCTTGAAAAAATTTACTACAATATTCGACTCCTTCTGAGCTATTTAATTCCATATTTAAAGAATTAAAAGTCTCATTTTCTAGAGTTGTTCTTTCGCTAGTCTTACTCGCAGATTGATTGGTTACGGCGACAGGCGTATTATCTAAATAAATACCTTGTAAGATATTTAAACCGTCCACTAATTCTCCATGTGCATTGACAAGACCTTCGATGGGGCCGTCGCTTAATAAATCTAGTGTCTCTGCGTAACTATGAGAAGCTCCATATTGGAGTTCTCCCATAACAGGGGGTTTTAAAACGGGAGGCTTAGGTTTCCCCCCTTTCCCCCCTGCTCCTGCGATGCTCAGTTTTTTAAGAAGATGTTTCATAATGATCTATTACCTACAAAGATCGGGTTGCTCTCGCTGCCCTGCATAGCTTTTGAGGGTTCTTGGTGTTGCGGGAAAGACTTGATTGTGGCTTGTATGACTTGCGAGCCGACTTGTAAGCGCCCATAGCCTATAGGGACTGGCGACCCTTGGTTTGCTAAGTTGGCGGTGTTGCTAAAAATCAAAGAACCTTTTGATGAATTAGACTCTATTTCTAAAGCTTCGTTTTCGGGTTTAGGTGTCAGGGCGTAACTAATAGCTGCGAAAATGACGGCGTTAGCTAGATAAGCCAATATGGTTCCTGATCCTAAAAACGCGAAGATCGGCGCAAGGGGGCCGCTACCAGAGATGGCTGGGACAAGATCTATAGTTGCAGGGTCTGAAATATTTTCCATATCTGGCCCATTTGTGATTCTTTTTTTGTCTATGATCAGATCATAACAAAAACCTTCTCTTTGTAATTCTACCAATCGCTGTAAAAAACCCAGCCTATTACAATCTATAGCCTCCAAAACATCTTTTGGATTTGGTAGGTTTAATATGAATGAGCTACCATACTCTCGCGCTAGAATTCCATGTATATTTACTATTGTCATTTTACAGCCTTTATCCTTTCTAGTATATTTACATCAGATTCTATAGTTTCGGGCGTATAAATATTTATTTTTTTTGTGTTAAGGCTATATATCAAAAATGGTTGGCAGCAATTGTCTGCCATCTTGACATCAAATTCAGATTCTTTTTCATTTCCTTTGATATGACTATGAAAAACCGCCACCATACCATAAGCATCTTTAAAAAGTAAATAGCTCAGAGGATTTATTAGGAAATGTGATCGAGGGTCTTCTGCGATATTGTCCTCTTTTTGAACTATAAATTCTTTTTTCTCATGATCATAACCTAAAAATCCACAGATTTCTTGTGTGAAATGCTTATGAGACATTTCTTTTATTTTATGTAGGGCGGTAATTTCCCCTTTACACTTGTGTATTTCTTGCATAGCTAAATCCATCAGTCCCAGGAAAACCTCCAAAGTTAGGGAATTCTGGTGTCGGGTTTTGTAGAAGCGTTAACGGAGCTTCTTTATAATCTTCAAAAATTCCTGTAAATTCCCCACTCCCAGTCAAATGAAAATCTCCTGTATGGATATCTAACATCCCTATATCGCTCGTATTTTCGATTAATCCAGTCGAAGCGTCCCACCAAGCAACCAAGCTATCTTTTCCGTAAGAAAGCGAGCCATCGCCGCTACCAGTTATTGTCGCAAAGCGCCCAGTGCATTCATAGTAATTTCTCGGAGCAAAATCTAAATTATTAGAAATATTATTTGGACTCGGTATCCTTTTGTAAAGGTAGATTATCTCTTCATCATTCAAAGGTCTATTCCATAAGGCCCAAGGTCCAAGCGCTCC